CTGTTTATCAAGCGGGACGGAAGCAAACTGACGCCTGAAGCCTGGAAAAGTCCTTTCAGAGAACGGTTACAGCGTCACGGCGTCTACAAAGGTCCGTACACGGTGATCTTTCATATGTTTAGAAAAATCTTTGAGTCAGAGGCCAGTCCACCAGACCGCGGCATCAGCAAGGATTATGTACGGTTCATGATGGGCCATGCTGTCGACGACGTCAATGGCGACCAGCTTGATATTCCCGGCGGTACGTATGATCAGGCTCCATTCACGCATCCAGATGCGGTTGAGCGAGAATACGCTAAGCTGGAGCCTTACCTTAACATTTATAGCGAGAGGCCAGGTGAAGGTGCAGCTCCCGAGATCAGTGAAGAGGACATGGAGGCACTGAAGGAATTGCTTGTGAAGATCAAGCAAGGCAAAGTCAAGATCGAGTCCTAGTTAATGTGGAATGCGATTATAGATGGCGACTTGCGCCTCTTCAACGTCGTCGAATTTGAAGACTAAATCCTGAGGCGTTGCGCCATCTTGGATTGTGAGAACTGTTAGGACTTGCTCTTTCTTCCATAAGGCTCCGATAACGCCGAGAAGTATTACGCGGCCTGCACTCATTTTTTCCCTTGTTGTGTTCTCAATCTTCTTGATGTTCCCATAGGGCACGCTCAGACGTAGTTCAGGGATTTCCAGACGTGCCTGAGACAGTTTGACTTTCACGCCCCTTTTTTTGGGGAAGGCAGCGTGGCCGCCAAGGTATTCGGCTTTGAACTCAGTTTTTTCTTTTTTCCCAAACAAGGTAATCTTGTCATCTCCTCTCTAGATGTCTGGAAGCTTCCAGCCTTCCTTGCGTTTCTTTCGAATCACTTCTTGAATTTCATCTTTTGAAATTGCGAATTGTATGTGTTTGCAGTCATCTTTCTCACAATGAAGACATCTGATTCCACCAGGTTTAAACTGGACTTGAAGGCCTGCACGAAGGTCCGGATCCCAAATTAAGACGCCATTCACATTTAGGTTCAGATGCCACATGGTCCTCGGCGGGCCTTTCAAATCTTTCTCGTTTTGATTGTAGTACCAAGAGATGAGTGCTCGGATTACTTCGGTATCATTTTCTAAGCCTAAAAACGCCTTTATTCGCGTGAATCTGTCTGCAGGTTCTCCTTTTAGCTGAATGTTAAGTCTTAATGCGTTATCGTCTTTTATGGACATTTTGACACAATTTATGTATAAACAGGTTTTGCCTATTAAGTATTGTTCTCACAGAGAGTTCAAAACAAAGCTTATATGTAAATACATAAGATATGGATAAAAAGGCGATTGTATGGAAACTGGAGAAAAAATCGTAAAGATAAACTGTCTACTGCACGGAGAAATTGCTGAGAGATTTACCAAAATCAAGGAACTTAAGGGCCTAGCGAATAACACTGAGGTTATTCGGCTACTGATTAGCGAGTTCTATGCCGCATTCTTGAAGGGGAACTCTTGATGTCAAAATCTAGCGTTGTTCATGATTTGGCTCTTGCGGTGCGGAAACTCCTCAAAGAGTCAAGGAATCAAAATCGTAAGGAGGCTTAGTTCCTTGGCATGGTCTCGTGACTTCAAGGTCACTGAGAAGGGGTTGAAGGGCAAGAAGAAGACGCCAACTCTAGTTCTTGGATCTGGTGATGGCGAGAAGCTTGTCCTGAAGTTTGATGTCGTAAGCCAGCTAGACCAGTTCGAACTTGATGCCGAGTTTACCGTTAAAATTGGAAAGGGGGCTCAGACGAAGCTTGACCGCTCTTGAAGTCCGAACTCACAGAAACTTAGGCAACGACGCGGTTGAATGCGCCAAGTTTTTGATGGAGCGGAAGCTGTTCAACTGGGTTGACAGCGAAATGAGGGAGTTAATCGAGAAAGTGAGACTCGGCAAGATCCCGTTTAAGGAGGCTGCGACTCGTGGCAAAATCTTGTTTGCATGCTACAAATGTTGTAGACGCGGGATCCCAAAGTTGTTAGAAGAGGCTTGAAATGAGCGGTAAACTTCAGTTGCCCAGCGATTTTGCAAAGAAAATCCAAGAGATCCTTAACCTCAAAGCCGAAGGCTTAGAGCTCCTGTTTGATTTTGAGGAGAGCAAAGAAGGCTATTTCATCGCCAAGTTGAAGCCGAAGCAGTGGCTGAGTGAATTGCAGTTTAAGGCAATGTGCGCTTTAGCGCGTGATCTAGGTGGAGAGTACATAAAAGGGCAGAAAGCATTCCAGGTTCCAGGGCCTTACGCTAAGCCACCGAAACCTGTAGAGAGCGCTAGCGGCGTTACGCCAGACGTTGTAGCACTAGACAAAACCAAACCACCAGAATTTGGAGATTTAGTTTTTATCGGATGGAATCAGATAAAGGGAATGATCGTAGAAAAAGAGAACGTTGACGAATTAGTAAAAGGATGTTTTGAAAGATTCAAGATTTGGCCTCTATTTTTGCCTCTTGAAAACGGAAAATTCGCTGTTGTAGGCTTCAGTGATTTACGACGTTGGGAGTCATGGTGTAATCCAGCGATACGGAACCAACTTGTTCTGTGTTCCGATGGCACAAAAGCTTTCTACAATTCGACAGAGCATCTGACTGCAAAAGAAACAGAATACACGCGAAGAAGAATCCTTGAAAAGATATTGCAACGAAACATTATTTCAAAACTATGCTTAGAAGGATGGCAAGTTGAGGAAAATGTCAGTCTAAAAATTGGAAGGGCAGACATCAAAGCTTCCAAAGGAAACGAGGTTATGCTTGTTGAAGTTAAACCAACATCGAGTTTAAATTCAATAGAGCATGCTCTGGGACAACTTCTCTTTTACAAGGAACAAATATCTAACGGTAAAGTTAGGCTCGCCATTGCATTGCCTGATTTTCCAGATAATGTCTGTCAAGAAATTCTAGCAAAATGGAACATTGAGATAATTGTCTCTCTGCCAGAAAGTCAAGTCTCAAAAGATAATGAGAGGGCTGATCAATGGAAGAATTTGAGATAGATCAAGAACTTGTTGAGGAACTGAAAGAAAGCAAAAAGAAATTCGGTGCGTTAAGCCCGGTTATTCTTGACGCTTTTGGAAATATTGTAGAAGGCCATCATAGGAAGCGAGCTGACGCACGATGGCCACAGATTGTTTACAAAGAGATCCGAACTGAGGAGGATCGAATCCTGTATGCTATCGCTTTTAATTGGCATCGGAGAGAGAAGAGTGAAGCATGGAAGAAGAAGCAACTTAGTTGGCTTGCGAAACAAGGCTATACGATAGACCAGATCGTGGAGAAAACAGGACTTAACAGGAGAACCGTGTATCGGTATCTTCCTTCGGAATTGAAGGGGCCTGAACCGTCTCAGTTTGCTGGAAGCCATACCGCTAGTGACAGCCTGTCACTGAATCTGAAACCTCAAGATATGACTGTTGGCAAGGCCCGTGAGCTTCTCGATACGCCCGCTGGGCAAGAGGTGTTGGAAAACGCTGTCAAAGAAAGGCTTGCAGAGGGGCATGGTCAAAAGGTGACTGGAAGTGAAGAAGGACCTTCATTTGCTGACGAGATCAGGACAAGGGAAGGCGAAAGCGAATCTGAAAAGGGCCCTATCACAAATGTTGAACCCTCAACTCAGAAGCCTAAACCGCCGGAGGCTTTGCTTACGGGGTTCGAATGGACTTGCCCCGAATGCGGCGAGAAATACATCATCAACCACATCGACTATCCTGGCGGTGGCATATGTAAACACGCTTTGGAGGCCTGCGGTCGGTGAGTCTCAGGTACCTCTACCGGAAGATCCCGCAGACCAGACGAATATGCAGCTACTACCGCTGCCCTCACAAGATGATTCTTCGTAACATTGACATCGACAAAAACGGACGCATCTACCATCATGGTTGTTTGATGGATGCGAAGGATGAACAGTTTCAGTGCCCAGAATGTTGGAGCAGGTTTGACGCGACAGAAGCCAGTTTCGAAGAAGTTCAATCAAGCTATAACGACGAATTTAAGGAACGTTTGAAGCCTGTCTGCCCGCATTGTGGAAGTCACCAAGTCAAAGTTCTCAGTCAAAAGAGCGTGATCTATGCATGAACTTCTTTTACATGTCTTTCTACTGGTGCACAAAGAAACAGCATAAAGTTCCACACGGCCAGGAAGTCAGGGGGAGAGCAGGCCAGCTTCTCTGTCCACTTGACGGTTATCCATTGCGGACTAAGCCGCGGGCATATGGGAAAAGGAGGAAGAAAAAGTAGTGAAAAAAGAGAGTAGGACCGTGAATGTGAGTCCTCAGTTTGTTTGGTGTAGTGACTGTGGTACAGTTTCAGAAACTATGGTTCTCGAGAGAAAAAGGGGCAAGATTTCTTGTCTTTGCGTTGTCTGTGGAAGCAGCAACATAGGTGGCGGCTACTGAAAAGGGGTGTGTGAAAGTTTGGGTTGCTCTTGTACTTCTCCTTTCTCCTTTGGGATTCTGGGAGCCGTTTCTAGGGCAGCTCAAACCACAAGAACCCCAACGGAGGGCCCTTCTTGAAGCTGCGGCTTTCTTCTGATTTTGCAGTCGACACGGACGATTACAAGCGTGAGGGCCTACGGATTAGTATATTAGCGATGAGTGGCCACGGCAAGAGCAACGCCGCTGCTGATCTTGTTGAAGACGTCTTGGACAATCACGCGCAAGTAATCATTATCGAGCCTATTCCTGAATGGCACACTTTGAAGGCCAAGTACAATAATGTCGTTGTTATCGGAGGGCCCTACCAGGATCTCCCGCTCGAGCCGGGTTTCGCGCATGAATATGTCCTAGCGGCCCTCGAGAAGGGCATTAGCCTTGTCGTAAATGTCAGTGATATTGAAGATGATGTGGAGCAGCTCCGCTTTGTCAGCAGTTTCTTGTGGAATCTTTATCGCCTCGAGCAGAAGTACCGGCGTGTTCTCTTCCTGGTCTTGGAGGAAGCGGATATCTGGGCTCCTCAAATGTGGGATCAAGTTAGCAAGCAAAGCCTCTCTCGAGTCAGTTTGATTGCTAAGCACGGCCGTAAAATCGGCATCTTCCCAATTCTAGTCAGCCAGCGGCCAGCGGATCTCCACAAGAGTCCATTAAGCCAGTGTAATATCAATCTCTTCGGCAAGTTCACAAGCCCCGCAGATCTGGACCCGAAGACGGGCCTCATGTTCTTGGTGAAAAAGCAGCACCTCGAGATCACTGAACAGCAGATTATGCAGTTGCCTACGGGCTCGTTTATAGTCGCGCATAAGGGCGGCGTCGACGCTGTTGCGGTACGCAAGCGGCTTTGTCCTCACGGAGCCGACACACCGTTGATTGAGCCTAAGCCTTTCACAGCTGACTTATCACGGGCCCTAGGAGGCCTCCAGGAAGCGATCGCTAAGGCTGTGGCCGCCAAAAAAGATGAAGAGTCAATAATAAAGCGCCTCGAGCGCCAGGTTCAGGATCTCAAAAAGCAGAATGAACAGCTCCAGGAGAAGGCGAACATTAAGCTTTCAGTGAAAGAAATAATGGAAGGTCCTTCTCAGGACCCGGGTTCAGATCCCGGCGGGTTAGCCAAACTGAAGGAAGCGAATGCGGGCCTCTTAGAGCAGTTAAAAAAACTAGATAGTGATAAGGCCCGTTTGGAGAAGGAGCTCGAGGCTTTTGTAAAGTTGAAAGAGGCCCTTGGAGAACTGTTGCCGGTGCGTAACGCACCAGAACTAGGTGTCATGACACCTAATAGTTCAGTTGGTTTGCAACGTGTTCTTACCGTTGTGGATCTCGAGGAAATCGAGAAGCAACTTCCGAAGGAAAGGTCAGACACGGTTATAGGCAAAATTCTCACGTTAGCTAAGGAAGGGTTCTTTTCAAACTGGAAAAGTCTAAGCGAAGTGCAAGGTCGCATTGACGAGTTGGCATGGGGCCCTGTATCGCCGCAGGCTGTGACTGGCGCGCTTGGTGAGCTCACAAAAGATGGCGTTTTAGGGATGAGGCATACGGACCGTAACCGCTGGAAGCTGGCGCCGGATGTGGTTTTCGAAGGCAAAAAGGAGAGCTGAATCTTGAAGACTTTGGCCCTCGATTTGGACGGTAAATATGGTTTGAGCAATTTCATGGACCGCATCTGGATTCTAAAATATCTAGGCATCAAAGTTCTTAAGGTTCGCATATTCCACACGACAAACGGGTTTCATGCGAAAATTGTCTGCGACAATGAGATCGAGAATTTCAAAGCCATTCTGATTCAGGTTCTCTTGGGTGACGATTACCGGCGCGGCCTAGCGAATTTACTGAAGGTTGAGCGTGGCTGCAAGGACTGGAATGTCCTCTTCAAGCAGAAGTGGAAAATGGACAAGCTAGGGTCTGAGGTCCAAGTCAGCAAAGAGGCCTATGATAAGGATCTAAGCGGTAAAGTTCTACGGGCGATACAGCTCGGAGAGTGATCTGGGATGCCTATTCATTTCTTGGCTGCCGGTTATGTTGATCGTAAGACTCTCTTGAATCGCAGTAAGGTGGAGTGGACGGACTATAATTGTAACCATTACTTTGGCTGCCGACATAACTGCAAATACTGTTATGCGAGAAGACTTTCACATAAGGACGAATCTGAGTGGATCCGAGTTTACGTTTGCAGGAACGCTCTTGAGCTAGCTGTGAGAGAGATCCGCGCTCTTCCTAGAGGTTCCAGGATAATGGTCAGCAGCATGACTGACCCGTACCAGTACATCGAAGAGGATGAGCAGGTTACTAGGATGCTTATTCCGGTCTTGGCTTCCAGACCTGATATCACTGTTATTTTGATCACGAAATCTGACCGTGTTAGAAGAGACTTCAACCTGATCAGCGAGTTTCCGAACGTGCATTTATGCATGACCATTACGAGCCTTAAGGATCTGCCTGACCTGGAGCCTGACTCTCCAGGTAATATGAGACGGATTGAATGTCTACGCGACGCCGATGCTCGTGGCATTTACACTATCGCAAGTATTGAGCCTTGGATTCCAAAGGTGACGAATCCTTGGCAGATTCTCCAGTTGATTCATCCTTTTGTAACGGAAGTTTTCATTGGAAGCTACAACTGGCATTATCGCCGCGGCTCGGAACCCGAAAAGGATGCTGTCTCTGAATACCGTGCGATCCTGCCTCATGTAACGAAGTTTCTTGAAGACCGTATGATAAAATATACAGTAAAGAAAGAGCTCCGAGAACTCGTAGACCGGCAACTCCTAACCTAGGTGATTCTCAATGACAGTTCAAACATCTCCTTTTCATGAAGACTTTCGAAAGATCACAGAGGAAATTCAACGACTTCAAAACATGATTGAAGAAAACAAGAAAACTGTTCATAACCTTCATCAAAGGAACAGTCAGCTTCGAGGAACAATAGTACAGTTGAAAGAGAAACGGAAATACCTTGTTTTCGGAATAGAGCACGTTAAGTTACCGAGGTCTAGGTGACTTCTTTTGGCTACTGGAATAGAGAATAATTTCTTTCTTTCTCTCTCTGGACTGTATCTACATAGGTACCTAGGATTTACGGGTGAGGATGGGAGATAGGGGTATGGGAGGTAAATATTTTCAGGAACATCGAGTCATGTTATGCCTTGATAAAGAACTATACGTAGCTTTCATCCGGTTGCAAGCAGATAAAACTCTCGGCCGCAGCTACGCAGGACTCTTGCCCTTCATAGAAGGCCTTTATCATATGGGCTACTTGGATCGTGAAGTCTACGAAAAACACGTGAAGAAGTACAGCGACAAACTCGTCGGCAAAAAACAGTTAACGCTCGCAGAAACCATGGAGATGGAGAAGAACATTCAACTTGCAAGATTCTTCAAAGCCGTAGCAGAACAGTGGGAAACTCTCAGACCTGAACAGCAGGCAGCACACTTGAAAAGGGCTCTAGCCGCTAGAAGCAAAGTTTCGCAAGCCGAACTCATCATTCAACTCGCAAACAAAGACAGACCTGAGAGGTAGGTTGAAATGAATTTTTCGTCTCTTGAAACATGCTGGCGATGTGGGAAGCCTTGTAACCCCGTGTTGTATGCGTACTCGAAGCGGAACCAGAAGAATCTTCCAATATGTGAAAAGTGTGCTGGGCCTTGGCTGGAATCTGGGAGAATGCCGAAATGAACGTCTATTTCACAGTGACTCATGTAGTCTGGATAACCCTTCAACGTATGATGTTTACACATAGACAGAACAAAACGTTTGAGATAAATGGAACAGTGTTTTGTCAAGGTAGAACATAAAATATGAGGTAGAAAATATGCCTGTTCGTAAACCTAAGTTTCAACGGAAGATAGGTTTCAGTGAACGCGAAAGACAAATCTTGGAAGCTTTAATGATGTATCATAGCGTGAGAAGTGCAGCAAGAGTTTTGCATATTAAAGAAGCCACAATTAGAAGCACGGTTTTTCGAATCCGCATTCGCTACGACCGTGCCGCTCTCTACATTGAGGAATATCACAAGTACAAGAAAGAGATGCCTCTCAGGAAATATCTTTGAATGAATCTTGGAGAAACGAATGAAGATAAGGTAGAGAGTAATGAGAGCGGCAATAATAAGAACTGATGAACATTTTGAAAGATTCACTGAGATTGCCCTTAGTTTCAAAAAAAAGGGGTGGCGCGTCATTGAACTCTACAAATACGCAAAAGGTAAGAAGTTTTGTATGCGCGAGATTAGACTTTTCGTAGGCGAAGACCAGAATGTTGTCTATCTTCCTGATGAAGTTGGAGAGAAGATTCGCAAGAAACGCAGATTCTCCGCGACTTTTTTGACAGAATTGTTTGATAGAACAGAGGCACAGGTGAAAATCGACGTTTGTAGAGCTGCTCGTAAAGCCAGGAAAACTTGAATAGCCCTGAGAATCGGCCATTTTAAGCTTCTTTTCATGATTGTGCCTTTTCTCTTTGACAGAAGTTTTTTAAATCTGATCAGCCTTTAGTTGTTGTAACTACGGAACTGAGCCAAGTTTCGATTTTGCCGCCTCTGAGTGGTGTTATCGGTGATTTTTTATGGTTCACAAGAGAAGTAGTGCTAGTTTGCAGAGACGTCGACTGCGAAGTCTGGTTTTTGCTACAAGCTTTCATGACGTCTACCGCTGTGAAACTGTCTCTCGGACTTGCCGGAGAGATCTCTTAGCCTTCATATCTGGACCTGTCGACGTCGGGACCGTTCCAAACGTGGACCATGGAGAGGTCCTTGTCGACAGTAGGGGTTGTGGAACCTTTCAGAAAGCGTGAGAAAATAGGCGGGTACGTCAATTTTGCGAGGTAAAAAGGGCTTTAAAATTGTAGTAGCCCGTCGAATTTCTCAGTTACGCCAAGCTCTTCGGACTGATACTGATCGGTTGCGGAGGAAAGCGATTGGGCGCTTGGAGGAATTGTTTGATCTTGCAAGTGATTTTGCGAAAGGAAGGATGAAATGGCAGACAGACGGTTGCAAGGCCGTGCCTATCACGATTAAGCAGCGGCAGATGTGGGCTCGGATCGCTGCATATATTGCGCAGATCATGAACACGATTGCAAACGGGATTGATGAACGCCAAATCGACAAGGACTTAACTGAGTTGGCAAGGCTTGTGAATGAAGCAAAGTCAAAAAGCCAAGCTACGGGAACTCCAGAAGAAGTTCGAAAGGAAGAAGGGGCTCCCGAGCCTTCCAAATGACAAGGTCCAATTTTTTGAAGAGATCCTGCATATCACGCCTTATCCTTATCAGAGTAGCTTCCTGAAAGATGCGGCTCCACTGAAAGTTCTGCGGTGGCCGCGGCGGGCCGGTAAGACGCTTATCATGTCTGGTGATGACCTCTACTCTGCTATGCGTTATCCCAACTCGAAGATCATCATCACAATGCCCAAGCACCAGCAGATCAAGGAGATATACTTTGCAGCTTTCCATGAACATTTGGCACGGATTGATCGCAAGATCTATGATGCTTATATTGAATGTGAGTTACAAACGATAATACGCACAACGAATGGATCGGTTCTTTTAGCTGAGACACCTGAGCCTTTCACGATCCGTGGTCACGGTCCTAGAAAGATAAGTATTGATGAAATGAATTTCATCCGCGAAGACGAAGATCTCTGGCTTAGCGCTTTGTTGCCGATGACTCTTACTCAGAGAGTAGACATCAACGTTTCAAGTACGCCGTGGAACAAGAACAGTGTTTACTACAAGATGTGTTATGACAAGAGTTTCAAGATTTTCAGCGGTAACATCTATGAGAAGGATCCTCCGCGATACTTCCTGACTTGGAGAGAAGTTCAGAACCCAAATGGACCTTTAGACCCGCACCAAGTTGAAGTGATGAGAGAGCAATACGCTGGAGACCCTTGGCGTTGGAAACGTGAAATGGAAAGCAGCTTCGTCGACGACGAAACTGCCTTTCTCCCGAGTAGCCTGCTAATCAAGTGTCAAAACGAAGAGCTCGAGTTCGCCAAGTTCGAGGATGCTCTTCAAGGAGACTTCTTTATAGGTTGGGATTTGGGGAGGGAGAGAGATCACAGTGCCGTTGCGATCGTCCAGAAGGATTCTGATATTGCCAGGCTTGTGCACTGCAAACAGTTTCCGCTCGGTACGCCCTATGTTACTGTGATGGCTTACATAAAATCGATTTGTGACAGATGGCGAATCATCAGAGCTCTATACTATGACCATACTGGTACGAAGGGAATGGATGAAGAAATAAGGAAAGTCGGTTTTCCCGGTCTAGTCGGCATCGACTTTACTCAGAGCACCAAGCACAGTATGGCTATAGTTTTGAAGCAGGCGATGATGAGTAGCCGAGAAAGTGATAAAGCCCTCTCCGTTGAAGATGCGAGGAGACGGTTTGAATTACCTTTCGATCAGGACGTGCAAGCTGAACTCAATGTTGTGCAGTGGGAACAGTCGCCTGGAAGCGAGCTGTACACGTTCAGCCATCCTGAAGGGTCACATGACGATAGATTCTGGGCTATCGCCCTTGCTGTCTATGCTGCAGTTAAGCAGCCTGTCACGAGGGGCCTTGTTGATTTCGGCGCCGTTGGTGAAAGATCTTGAAGTGGCCTTGGAAAAAGAAACCTGAACCTGAGAAGCCTAAGCCTTTGGGGCTTGTTGCTGTTGAAGGGAAAACTAGCGGTGCTTACTTAGTCGCCAGCACAGAGTCCCAGGGCGTCGTATCCGAGTCGAGGATCCGGGGGAGACTTCACGCTGCTAAGCTCATTGAGGCAACTGTGAACCCGGCTACAGCTGTCAAAGTCTCTGTCAGCACAGTCAGCGGCGTCAAGTATCCTGATGATTTCAATGATTTTCAGGACTATCTCGATGCGTACTATTACATTCCGTACGTGGCTCGCGCGGTCGATATCAAACAGTTCATGATTTGGCAGATGGGCTACGATCTTGAATGTGAAGATGACAAGAGCAAGCAAGCAGTCACAGATCTGTTGACTGAGATCGAAGCTGATACAGTTATCCGTGATGGCTGTCTCTTCGGGCTGATTTTTGGCAACATGTACTGGGAGCTGCAAGATGGCCCGAAGTTACGGGCTTTGAACCCGATGAAAATGGGCAAGAAAGTGGATTCGAAGCAGCAAGTGACTGAATATCGGTACGAACCTGAATTTGGGAACGTTGAGCACTTCAAGCCGGATCAGATTTTGGATCTCAAATTTAATAATGAGCCCTGGGCCCTTTTCGGCGTCGGTTGCTTGCGCAGGATTCTGCCAACTGTTAAGGCCTTGCTCTTCATGGAGGAAAAGCTTCCGTGGATCGCTAGACGTCGGGCCGATCCGCTCTTGGCCGTACAGATAGGTAGCAAAGATAATGTTGTTGACAAGGATACTTTTGACAGAACGAAGAATGGCATAATCAACCGCAAGCCTGGCGAAGACATCTTTCACGATGGAATCTTGGCGATTCAAGAGGTTTATCAGAGTGCGAGTGTTGGCGGTCGGCAGACGGTTGAGCCCATTCTTGCTCATTTCTCGCGTAACTTAGTTGCGGGCCTCGGCGTTCCTGAACCAGCTCTGGGCTTCGGCGGAACATCAACAATGGCTACCGCGGAATACCAAGAAAGAATACTTGAGGCTGAGATTCATGCTTGCCAGAGGGCCCTAAAACGGCTTCATGAATCTGTGATCTTCCCGCTAGCTGAAACTTCGAAACCTGTGAAGCTTATTTGGCGGCCTCTGAAAGAAGAGGACAAAAAGGCTCTTAGCGAGGTGTTGCAGGGCGAGATTGAGCATGCTATTGTTTCGCCTGACTGGGCTAGGCAGCGGCTTGGATATCCAGAGGATGCTGGGAAAGGCGTTGTGATCGATAGTCGCTTTGTGCCGACAGGTTTTGCAGAGTCAGCGGGTGAAGAGCGTAAGAAGCGGATGAAACTTTATGATAAGCTCGCAAAAGATCTCGATCGTAAAAACGGTTCTGCTTCTTGATTTGATGTCGGAGTCGAAGCTTAGCTTCATGTACGTAGCTATCACAGACGATAAGACTTGCGACTTGTGCATGCGACATGACCTGCAGATAATGTCGGATGAGGATGCAGAAAGGGCCTTTCCATACTTGTTGAAGGGGCCTAACGATTTGGTTTGGTATCCAAATTTGCATAAAAATTGCAGGTGTTTACTCGTTCTTCTTGGTGGTATGTGATGCCGAGACATAGTGACTTTCAGAAAATCTATGATGCTTTCATGTGGCGTTACTGCGACAACCACTTGGAATGCGACACTGGAAAAAGTTACTATTATGCTTGGCTGAACAAAATGGGGCTTGACGATTCGAAAGCATATCAGAGGCCTCAAGAAAAGTTCAGTTGGACCGTGCCTTATCTGCAATTTCTCAGAGAAGATGGACAAGCCAAATACTTCAAAGTTGAAGCCTTGTTTCCCCTTACAAGCATGAATAACAACGTGTACACAGAAGATGAGCTCACTAGAGGCGCGAGATCTCTTGTCGGGAAAACTGTGAACTGGAACCACACAAAGGACATCGCGCTAGGCGTCTCCATTTTCGATGCAGATTATGAAGATGACTGTGTCGAGTCTATTTTGAGAGTGCAGAAAGATAGTAAGGCCCTTGATTTGATTGAGAAGGGCGAAGTTATCCATGTGAGTATTGAGGCTGACTGTCTCAGGGGCTCGGAGCTGACGCCCGAAGGGTGGACTTGTAAGGGGCTTGTTTTCACGGGACTCGCGTTGCTCACGAAAGAGGAGTTGCCAGGAGTCCCTCTTACTCGCATTATGCCAGTTGAGAAGCTGGTTGAAAGTTTCACTGTTGAAGAAGTGAACAAAATGGAAAATGACAAAGAAAAGGGAAAGGACCCGAAAACTGAGAACAAAGATCAGCAACCCGGACAAAATGTTGTGGTACCACAGAAGAATCCAGAAGTAGCCGAATATAACAAATCGCCAGAAGATACGGCATGGGATTTCGACGGAAGCAAGTATGACATTGATCAGTTGCGCTTTGCTTGTGCAGTTGTTACAGGGCCTTCAGGTGAAGATGGCAAGTATGTGAAAGAAGACTGTCATTTGCCTCATCATTTGCCTGGAGACGGGAAGACGCATGGTGGAACGCTTGTCTGGCGTGGGGTGGCCGCTGCAGGTGCAGTTCTTATGGGCGGTAGAGGCGGAGTCAAGATTAGTGCTGAAGACCAGGCGAAAGCTAAGACTCATTTGGAGAAACATTATGGTGAGTTTGAAAAGAAGGCTCCTTGGCAAGAAGAAAGCTCAGGCATAAAGGCCCTACATGAGCAAGTCATGTATAAATGTCCCAAATGCGGATCTGTCTTCAGTTACTATGAGTGGCAAGGTAATAATTGGCACTGTAGAAATCCTGACTGTAACATCGAAGTCGAGCCTCCTGAACCGATAGTCCTGTCTCCCCGTCAAGCATCCTTCGCTATAAGTGTAGAGACTATTCCTCAACTTGAAGCTAAAGTTAAGGGCCTCACAGAGCAGCTTGAGGAGATGAAGAAGCCGAAGCCAGAGCCTCAGCCAGTTGCAAACCAGGGCCCTAAGGAACCGTGCAAGTGCGTACTTACGAAGGAAGGTTTCTGGGCTCGTTTTCACGAGTTGCGTGGCCAAGGCTTCTCGAAGTCTGAGGCTTTCCGTGTTGTGAGCCTCGAAGTCATTGAAGCATCTCAGAAGAAATCAAGTTAGTCCTTAGTTCTCAGTTTGCGGTAGGTTAACCCTCCGACTCTTCCCGGTTGACCTGGGAAGCGAAATGCGGGTTATAAACTGAAAAGGAGAATAATTATGGCTCAAGTTGTAGAAGCGAAACCGCCAACGGCTCAAGTAGTAGAAATGAAAGAGCCGACGACAAATGAATTACTGAGCAAGCTTCTAACGGAGTTCCAGAGTTTTGCGAAAAGCAAGGACGAGCACGTTCCGCTGCAAGAGGCAGATGTAAACGCTTTCGGTAGGTTCAGCGTGCACGAATTGTACGCGATTGCGAAGAGGCGAAAGGCTGCTGAAAGCCTCAAAATGTTTTATGAGAGCGACCAGGCCCTTTTGACTTTGAAAGAGCTTTTGACAGGAACATCAAGCATTACATTGCCAAACCTTGTCCAAGCAAAAGCCCTATTAGAACTGGCAAACTGGGCGGATCTCCGTGAAATCTGCATGATTGCGCCGGCTCCTAAGGGCGCAGGAAAAACTATTGACACCCAGATCATAACTCAGCCAGCTTTCAGCGAATGGACGGAAGGTTCGGCTTTGGCAGCTGCGGATCCAACGTTGACGAAGCGAACAGTCACGTTGAAAGAGTTTGGAAAAGTAACCCAGATCAGCGATCTGCTCGCAAACACCAGTGCAATAAACTTCGTGGATCAGATGGGTCAAGTACATGGCGCCTGCGTTCGCCAGGGCATCTTCCAGTACGTTGCCGTTGCTTTAAGCGCTACGGCAGGTAACACGATTTCAGCGGCTTCAAGCAGCACATTGACTTTTGCTGATGTTAGAAACGCGATCAAGTTGATTGCAACTGACGGATTCCAGCCTGACTTCATCGTGACAAGTCCATCGAACATGTGGACCGCATTCAATACTTCAGATGCTATGACACAGTTCTATGGTGCACTGAACGATTTGTTCAAGCCAGGCCTTGGCAAAGGTCCTATGGCTCTCGGATTGACTTGGTATCCTGACCCATACTGGGACACATTATTCCCGGCTGCACAGAAGAAACTAGCATACCTTGGATGTAAGGGACTTAGCTCGATCTGGGCTGCCCACCAAACAGAGCCAATCGTTGAATTGTATCGTGTCCCGACTGAACTCTCAAGCTACATCATCACACACATGGCAGGTGGAGCGGCTGGCGGAATCGCAAACAGCATCAGTGCAATAACGTACCAAAGCTAAGTTGGTTGACTAACCAGGACCGATCGGTCCTATTCCCTCCCATTTTCTTTAGGAATTTCACGATGATTGATTTAACAAAAGCATCACCTGCAGATCTGGTCTGTCTCGCTCATGGGTTGACGCCCGTTTTGAAATTGACGCCTTACATGAATTTGGCCGTTGATGAAAAAGGCGTTAGCTACAAGGTCCTGTCTCTTCCAGATCATAAGGGCGTAAAGAGGGGACGCTTCAGCCCGAAATGCACGAATTTCTGTGGTTACAGTTTGATGCGGCCACACTTCACGTGCAGTTGTTGCGGTTGGCGCATGCTCAAAGAGGGGAAACGGAAACCTGTTGAGCCGTGTACGCCTTACATCCTCTACATCATGCACAGCCGGAATCATCGGCGACTGAAAGATTGGTTGCTCAAAAAGTGGCTTAGTGTCGCCGAATATCTTGCTAACCGATGAATCTTGATGTGGAAACGTATGAACCGAAAAATAGTGATACCAATCTTCGCTTTTCTCGTAATGTTAGCGATGGTTTCATCAGCTTTTGCGGTCGATTGCTCAGGACCGGAACTGTGTCCGCCGCCAAAAGAAATCAGATTCAAAGTTACCGTGATCTTATGCGGAACAGTGCATAGAGGATATCTAAAGACGTTCTGCTTTGAGTGCCGTCCAACTTCAGTGATTATGCAAATAAGCTCAGGAGCATTCAAAGAAATTTTGCAGTTCTGGGGGACCGATACATTCTGTGCGCCTTTCAGCGACGTCAAGTATGTTCAGGTTCGCTACGGAAGAGGCAAATACTATACTGCAAGTCACTCGCTTTCAATCGGCGTTCAAGGCTTAGATTCCATAACGGTTATTCTAAAAACCCGTTAAGATCCACATTTCATAGTCGCAAAATTCAATGCTCTTGGATTTGGGTCTCTTCAACGGGGTTTCTGTTTGAAGAACACTAAATTCCGGTGTTTCTTGGTCGCAAAAAATAATGAGGAGTTGATGAAAAAATGCAAAAAATAGTAGATTCAGTGACTTTGCGTGCAGTCTGGCAACTTCTGAAGTGGAAAGATTCTGATGGTCGTGTAAGTGCTTTTCTGCAGAACGGTGGAAGCATTGAAGAGGCTAGGAAACTGTTCGGTGAACCTTTCGGCGTTGAAGAGATGAAGGGAAATCTAGCGTTGAATGAGGGGCTGCAAGAGCTCATCGACATTATTTGCGCTATTGGCAGTCCGACGAAGTGGGATAACACGAATGCAAGACTCGGCGTTGGAGACAGTAATACGGCTGCTGCAGCGACGCAAACAGGTTTGCAGGCAGCGACAAACAAGACTTTCAAGGCGATGGACGCGACGTACCCGCAGAAGTCGAATCAGACTGTTGAGTGGCGGTCAACTTTCGCGTCTGCTGATGCGAACTATCCTTGGGAAGAATACACGATTGTCAATGCAGCTGACGATACTGGCAAGAACTTGAACCGCAAAGTTGAAAGCAAGGGCACGAAGGTATCGGGCGAATCGTGGACGTTGTCGCTAAAGATAACATTCAGCTAAATCTGATGATCTAATGCCTTCATTATACGAATACTACAACACGGGAGACGACTACACCTCTACAGCAATACATAGTATTTTTTGGTGGGCTCAAACATTCACCGTGGGAGCTGAGCCACACACAGTCACGTCTGTTAAGCTGAAACTACTTCGTGCAGGTAATCCAGGCACGATTACTGTCAGCATTAGAGCCTCGGACGGTAGCGGTCATCCAACAGGCGGTGACTTGACAAGCGGTACGACAGATGGGAATACGTTGCCTACTGGCTCACCCTATGAGTGGCGTGAAATCTCATTAACGGAATACGCGTTGCAGGCGAACACTAAATACGCGATCGTCGTCAGGGCTCTCAACGGAAACTCGTCTAACAGTTTGAAATGGCGTGCGGATTCCTCTGCACCAGCATATATTGATGGATGTTGCGAAACGAGCTCTGATAGTGGAAGCTCGTGGACGTCATACACTGGCCTTGACATGATGTTTGAAGTGTGGGGCAACGCAACAGGGGGACCTACTATGGTTTATGTCACAGATTCAATCACCTTGACCGACTCGAAACTCGTTGACAAAACTCTCTTGCTCGTGGCTGATGCTATCGGACTTACAGATTCACAACTTGTCAACAAAAACATCACAATTACCGATCTGATCTCGCTCTTGGATGGGGTTCTCCGAAACAAATCAATAACCATTGAAGACGGAATAGGTTTAAGCGATGCTCTTCTCCGACATAAAACGCTCACAATCACGGATACGATCACGCTTGACGACGTCGCCGAACTCGTCACGGGCATAGTAAAATATGTGACAGATTCCATCGGACTGACAGATCAAACTCTTGTCAACAAGAACTTAATAGTTCAAGACGTCATTGCTGCGTTGGATGAAGTTTTCCGTCATCGACCACAAATATTGGTCTCAGACGCGATCACGCTTACCGAGGTTTTGACGCTTGGAAAACTCTGCAACATTGTTGATAGCATAAGCGTGTCAGACACAGTCTTGACTAACAAAAACCTCAACGTCACGGACACGATCGGACTGACAGATTCAGACCTCGTAAACAAATCTTTAGTGATAACAGACGCGGTTTCGCTGTTAGATGCCATTCTACGCCATAAAACAGTGACTATCACCGACGCCGTGACATTAGCTGATGCTTTACTCACAGACAAACAGCTCCAAGTTCTAGACGCTGTAAGTCTCGCAGAGGCTCTTTCCCTCAACAAAACGATCCTAATTGCGGATAGCGTTTCTCTCTCCGAACAAGTACTGAGAAATAAAACCGTAGAAATCAACGACGTAATAGGCCTCTTGGACACGGCTGTTCTAGTTACCGCGTGGCCAAGCGCAGTTCTGGTTCTCAACCTTAAAACTCGTAAACTCCAAATCATCATCCGAGAGCGTGGACAAGAACTGCAGGTAGGTAAACGTAAGATGGAGCTCAAATTCAATGAGTAGTGAAAGCCTAAAAATCGTTGTGATTAGGGGCAGCACGATTCGCGTCGAGAACGTGATTAAGGATTTTGACGGGGCCCTTCTGGATCCGGATAGTCATATAATCAAGTTGCTGAAGGCTGATGGGATACAGCAAGGAACGGATTATACGGGCCCAACGAAAACGGCTGTAGGCAACTATTATCAGGACATGGCCATCCCTGCAGATGGCACGGCTGGGGAATGGACGGTTGAGTGGAAAGTTACCAAGAGCTCGAAAGATAGCATTGAGAGAGTTCAGTTCAAGGTTGTGACCTAGAAATGGTTACTTACATCAGTGCTCATGACGTCAAGATGTTTGCGCGGGTAAGTTACGCAGATCTGGAGTTCAAGAGCGACAGCGATTTTGAAGCGTGGATTGCAGACGCAATAATTCCCTTGGCACAGGGCATCATCGAGAAATACTGTAATGTGCCTGTAGGCTTTTTTGAAGCTGGCGGAATTTCGTTCACAAATCAGCTTCTCGATTACCGCTATCCATGGATTAATTTGCAGTATTACCCTATTGTCACACTTTCAAAGGTTGAGTATAACAGTCAGGGCTACGGCATAACGCCGACGTGGGTTGAAGTCACTGAGCCAGATTACATCGTGAAGAAAGATTCCGGGCAGCTGATGCTTGTTTCACACGTACCCGCAATTCCAGAGCAAAGCGTCCGAGTTACGTACAAAGCCGGGTACTGGGCAACTCCAGAGGCGATCAAGCATGTCTGCATCCAACTCTGCAGTAATTTCTTACATGAAATTCTTCAGCGAAAAATAAGCCCTGTCATGCGCGTTGACGACTGGAACCTGAAGCTCATAGTTCCTAACGCCTTTACGCGAGAGCTCCAAGTCATATTGGCGCCTTTCATGAGGAAAAGTGTCGCGGTCGGCTAGGCTTTGAGTCTAGAAGTTACGGTGCAGCAGCGCGGCATAGATCTCAGGATTCTCGCTGATAAGTTTCAAGGCCCGATTCCTGAAAAGTTGGTTAGAAGGCTCGCAGATTATGCGTATGCAGGGATGAAAGCCAAGGCTCCTGTGAAAACAGGTCGCCTTCTCGGTAGCATTGAGAAACGAGTTTCAGGGTCCCAGGCGAAAGTCGGGCCTACTGTCCCCTATGCGATCTACGTTGAATATGGGACGAGGCCACATGATATAAGGCCCGTTTTCGCAAGTGTCCTGGCGTTTGAAGTTGCTGGCCGAATGGTTTTCACGCCGATCGTGCATCACCCTGGAACGAGACCTCAACCCTTTGTTGCGGAAGCTGCTGGAGAAGCTCGGAGAAGGATTCCAGAGTTCTGGGAGAAATCGGTTAAAGAAGTTGTTGGCGAATGACAAACTTTAACGATTCTTACAAGGCAATCTTCGACCAAGTGAAAACATATCTCGAAGCAGTTTCAAGCATCAAGGCCGTAGTCCTTGGGGAACAGTTCAAGGTCACTGAACTTCCCTTGGCCGTAGTCATTCCTGAGCCTACTGAGATCAGCCAAGGGGCCTTTGGCAAGCTACTCGAGTGCAGGATCACTTTCTCAGTTACCTTGATAATCCGAGAAACTGAGCCGGCTAATTTGTTCACTGAGATCATGGCCATTATGGGAGATACGATTGACAAGATCCTCTCCGACCGAACTCTCAATGGCACAGTCAAAGATTGCATCCCAACTTTTTTCAGTCCCTACGAAATCCGAACTCAAGGTAAGCTTTATTACGGTGGTGTGGTTCGTTTCGAGGCTCTTCTCCTGTTTACACCTTAACCTTAAGCTTCATTTGTTGAAGAAGTTTGTGAATCTCTGTTTCAGGGCCCTAGACAAGTTTCTGCCTGAGACGAGAGACGAAATCGGCGATATTACTGCAACGTTGCAGTATCCATATTACCCGCAGACAAAGATACTCAACCATGTCTTTCAAGAGCTCTTTCATGTTTACGCCCTAGAGGTCTATTGCGGCCGCTTCGATGATATCTCCTACCAGACTCTCAGAGGCCTGAAGGACCGAAACTTTCAACATTTCCTTTCCGCAACACGAAAAATCTTGCTCTTCATTGGCGAGAATGATCGTTATTACCGGGCTTGGATCGGCCTTGCCTTCATCCTTGCGAACCGAGAATATGTACAGGTCCTAGACACATTAACTCGAGAAGAGTTCTTTAGAAGTTACCTCGAGCAGTGGGAGCTCAAGTTTTCCTCCATACCCGAATCGCATTTTCAACGTTACAAGTCTGAGTTTCTTGACATGATGTTGGCTAGTCATTTGCCTAACTTGTTGCGAGAGACAATTCCCAAGCGGAGTTGTCCGCAAAGCAAGAGGTGAAAATGAGAAATGGTTAACACAGCACCTGTTCTAGGTCGCAATGGTAGCATCATCATCAACAGCGTAGAAGCTGGCTACGTGAAAGGCTGCTCTTTTGATTTGGACGCGGATGTGATCAAGGACTACAAGTTTACAAGTGATAGGCCAGCGGTGCTTGAAAGTGGGAACAAGAGTTTCAAGTTCAGGTTTGACAAGATGTTCATTGACACAACCTATGCAGCTCTTGTTCTCGCTGGCACGAAGATAACGATACTTCTTAGCCCTGCAAACACTACGCCTACTGGCCAGCCGAAATATACGTTGTCAAACGCGATTATCTTCCATCACGGCTTCAGGGACGAGCAGGATGGCATTGTGATCGAGGACGGGTCGGGCGAAGCAGCAGACTTGTCGATCGGAACTTGGTAGTATGTCTAAGACTCCCGCTGAAAAAGGAAGAGAACTCTTCGAGAAGGAAGAGAAAGAAGAGCGCAAAGCAGGAAAGAAGTTCAATCCGAAGCTTCTAGCGGCAGAGACAAGCAAGATTCACAAAGTCATCGATAAAGAAGAGGGTGAAATTCTGTATTATCCGTTGCGAGTTGAAGATCTCGATGAGATAGATACAGGTACATCTAATCAAGAGCGGAGTCGTCTTATACTTTTCAAGAGTTTAAGCCGGGCCTATCCGGACCTCACCTGTGAGGAAGTCAAGAAGTGGCCACTGGTGAAAGCCACTAGGATCCTGCAGTTGATTGCGAAGGCTGAGGGTTTTTTGCAACTTCAGACGACGTCCTTGCTTGGGTCAAAAAGAACGAAGACGCGCAGCTGATCGGTCTTGTTGCTCACGAGTTCGGCTACACCCTTGAGTACATATTTTCGTTGTCGCCTTTTCAATTCAGCTTTCTCGTCGAATGGCTTGCCTGGTTCAACAGTGAGATCTCCAAGAGGAGAAGATAATGGTTGGCACTGACATTGAGGTAAATATCAAGGCGATCGATAACGCAAGCGCGACTATGCGTGACGTCGGTGTAAGCTCGAAAGATCTTGCCCTCGCATTTAACAACGTTGCAACAAGCGCCTTCGGCTACTACAATATGATCGACAACGTTCTCGACCGACAGGTATCTGTTGACAGAGCGAATCTTCAGGTCAAAAAAAGCCTACAAGGCGTGGATGATGCTCAAGAAGCCTACAACAAAACCGTTGAAAAATTCGGCATCAACAGCGATCAAGCAAAAGATGCTCAAACCCGTCTGAACTTGGCAACGGAAACTTACCAAGTGAATTGTGAACGGGCCGATATGCTTCAAGGGAATCTGAATGAAACCATTATGCGTAGCGCTCTTCAAGCGATCCCAACCACTATTACAGCGATCAGCTCCATTGCCATGATAACAACAAACTGGACCGCGGCCACACAAGGCGTCAGTTCCGCGTTACTTTTCCTTCAAGCGAACCCCTTGGTCCTTGTGGCTGTAGGGGTCGCGGCACTGGTTGCGGGCTTGATTTACCTTTATACCACATGTGAACCTGTTCGGAACGCTTTAAACACGATCGGATCCGTCCTCGGAGGGGCCGTGATGGCCGCTGTCAACGGGGTTATTCAAGCTGTGACATGGCTCTGGAACAATGTTCTAGTGCCTTTGGGTCAGTTTATCGTCGGTTCTTTTGTGGCTGCCTGGAACGGTATTTCAGGTTTCTGGAACGGCGTCGTTGTGCCCACAGTGAACGCGGTCCGTGAAGGTATCTCGTGGCTTTGGAACAATGTTCTGGCGCCCCTCGCAAACTTCCTTATTGGAACTTTCCTCCGCAACTGGCAGATGATGTGTGCCGGTATAGGATGGGCCTATGATAGTATTGTTAAGCCAATCCTTGAGGCTTTTGGCGGAGTTGTAACTTGGCTCGGAGAGAACGTTTTCGGTCCTGCAGTACGAGTGATGTCGGCGGTTTGGGAAGCCTTCTGTGGAGCGTTTGCATGGTTCTACAATAACGTTGTCAAACCCGTGATCGATGCTATTGCCGCGGCTTTCGGCTGGATTTCCGGTATCTTCACTGAGGGTGAGGCCAGGCCTCCCGAAGAGGCAGGTGGGGCCCGTGAACGGATGCCTGAAGAAAGTTACAAGCCAAGCCCTGAAGAGCGAGAACCGGGTGGCCACTGGCAGCATGGAGCGATAATTACTAGGCCGACTTTCGGTTTAGTCGGTGAAGGAGGACCCGAAGCGATCATTCCACTTAACAAATATGGGCTAGGGCCTTCTATTTCGGTCATGGGCCCTCTTGTGGTCGTTGAGGGTTCTGCTGATCGTGCGACTGCTGAGTATGCTGCTAGAATCGTTCTCGAGGGGTTAAAAACAGTGATTATAGAGCCGACAAGCGGGGGCGCCCTAGCAACTCAAAAACGCATTAGGCGTGGAGCTGTTCTCTAATGGTTTTGCTGACTGAAACGGAAAGGTCAATACTTCTCGAGAAGAATCTGATCAATGATCCGACACAATATTCAATTACAACTCAACCTAGCCTAGTGACGATTCATGATTACGGTAACATAACACTTGCTGAAGCAGGTCTTGTTATTTTCAAGTATACATTAAGGAAAGCGACAGGCAACGATGTTGACAAGTGTTATGCCCGTTTTGAAATCGGTGGAATACCAATTCACGGGGCAGAGATACATATTCTTAACACTGACTTCGTTTTTGGCGGGTTATGTTGGCTTGCCGCTGGAACCTATGATGTGTTAGTTAAGGGCTGCACACCAACAGGAGTCACTCTTTATCTTAAACAGTTTCAAATCGGCTTCGTCAAATTCAATGATTCTGTAGGGCATGCTTTAGCTGCATATTCAAGTGGGATCGCTAAGACTGTTCCAGCGCGCGCTACTCCTGCAGGTCCATTGAAACAAGCAGTTTATGCAGTGATGGTCGAAGCTTACACGGCCGGAGCTGTCACATATTTTGAAGATGCCGGAGAAACTTTGACGAATGGTGTGGGCATCACGGTTGACGGTGTCCGCGTGAATTGGAGTACGAAACAGCACGATGTTGACGGCAAGCAGGCAGCTCACGGAAAATGCTTCTATCCTGCTTCTACAGCGGAAAGTCACACGATCACCATTGTGAAGGAAAATGCGAGTACAACTGTCAACATCACGGTCTGTGCTTGCCCTTGGATCCTGGGAGGGCCCGTGCATAATCCAGTTGCGTTCTCGTTTTCTCAAGGGTCCACGGTTTACATGACGCTTGAACCCTTGTTCGTGGATGAGTCCAAGTTTGCTGGAGTCGGGAAAGTTCGGGGAGTAAGCTATGGCACAGCAACGGACTATTATGGTAGTTCTTCAGCGACAGGGATTATCGAATATAGTTATACATTCGAGACTGTGAATCAGGACATGGGTTTTGCGTGTTCAGGTGTCGGCGGCTGCATCACAAACGTCGGGGTCGATATGCGATGATAAAAACGCTCCCGAAAGAGGTTTTGGATCTTTTCCCAATGTGGGAGTACCAGTGTCCAAAATGCCAAACATATGTCGAGCCTAACGTTCTTCACTGCCCGAAATGCCTGGCACCGTTTGATGCTTTGTCTTGGAGGGTCCCGCCTCGCTTTCTCCGTAACCATGAGGCCATGAGTAAGTATGCGCATGAAGTTCTCGCGCCAAAATTAAGAACGAAGCAACGAGAGTTGCTCTTCCGATATTTCACCACGATTTGGAGTGAAGGATGGGAGACTGGTGATTTTAGCAACTGCACAGGCACGGCGACTGATGGCAACGGGTTCACCCCAGTTGTTGAAACTGCTAATCCTCATCATGGGACCTACAATTGTAAGTGTGCTAAACCCGCAGGGGGATACGGAACTTCTGCAGTCTACAAAAATTTTGCTGCTGCAGACGTTGCTTACTCTCAGTTTTATGTGAAGCTTTCTGCGATGCCGCCAACCGGAGAACAGGTGAGTCTCTGTCAGGTTCGCAATGACTGGCCTAATTCAAACTTTGCACAAATTTATAATGATGCTGGCAGCTTGAAATGGCGGCTTGGAGTCAGGATAGCGGGCGTTGAACATTTTGTTTCTGAAGCTTCCGCGAGTAACCCGACCATAGATACTTGGTACTGCGTTAAAGTTTTGCGAGACGTGACAAGTAGCATTGGGAAATTATGGGTAGATGCAGTTCTGAAAGCGACTGACACTGGATACACATACAGTGGCACAAATTATTACCTGTTTATTCACGTGTCAACAAATAGTTACGGAGTAACCGGATATTTTGACTGTGTTGTTGTCGCTGACACGGACATAGACCCCGAAGTTAGCGAAGGAGTCAAACTTGATGGGAAGACCCTCAATGTCCTCAGTTTCGGGGAAGACGCGCGTGCTGTCATGTCTCAATGGGATGCTTGGGTAGACGGAGCCTACAAGCGCAAAGTCAAAGTTCTAGGCATAAGTCGATCGTGGATGTTGGACTGTGTTGAAAATGACGTAGGATGGACGAACAGCCAAGCAAAGAGCTTCCAGGAGACAGCTGCAGCCGGGTTCACGGTTACTTTTTCGATCACCAGTGAAGTCCGCGTCATCAACACTACTGTTTACATTATTGATGTCGGGATTCAAGTGGCAGACCTCGCGGGCAAGAACGTTCGCCATTTCACGTTAACTCTACAGGAAACGTAAGGTGATATGAAGTTTTGAAGCGAAAAGGAGGTCGACAAAGTGACGAGAAAGATGAGATTTGGCAGGATGTAATTGTAGCGAATCCAAAGCATCTTAACAACCGGGTTAAACTTCACTTTCTCGTAGACACCGGTTCGTCTGGGTGCGCAATTCCTGTAGAAGTAGCTAAAAAACTCAAGTTAGAATGTGTTGGGGAAGGCGAAATAATACTTGCAAACGGCACGCGGATTCATGCGAAAATTGCCTATTTGTATATGAAAATCGATGACGAACATGTTTTCACGCTTGTGAGTTATGATGGATGTGAAAAAGCGTTACTTGGTTTCGATGTTATGCATCTCTTAGGGTTGCAGATTGATACGGGGAAAAAGGAGGTATTGAAACCAATGAGGCGTTTTAGCCTTAGAAATCTGATTTTTAGTAAAGGTTGGATTTCAAGTAGGAGAGGGAGACGGTGACTGATTGGGTTAGAAGAGCCCTTACGCGAAGATCTGAGAGTAAAGGTCCTAGAAAAATCCAGGTTGAACCTGAGCCGAATCCGAAGCTTGTTTTGCTTGTTAAGTTTTCGATCTATATGACTGGGGCCTTGGTGGCTCTTGAAGTCGCGCACCTAGCTTTTCTGGGCTCTTGGAACAGTGAGGTCTTCGCGGGGATCTCGGGCCTCATCGGCACAGTTACCGGTGTACTGATCGGTCGCCACATCTAATGTTAATGTATTCTTTTTCATGCTCAGTCCGAGAATCTGGGGGGAGGTGAGTTGAACTGAACAGAAAAGTGTTTACGTTTGCGGTTATCCTGGCTTTGGTAGTCCTAGTTGTGGCTGTTCCTGTCTTGGCCCAGACTCCAGAGGAGACGCCTCCTGCAGTGCAGTATGAATGGATGTATGGTGTTTGGACGGGAGCGAAAGCCACGCCGATCGCAATACTTGTGGCTCTAGTGACATGTTTAGCGGGCTATTTGAGCAAGACTCCAACTGAAGAGTTCAAAGTTGAAAATTTGCTGTTCACGGCTATCATCAGCTTCGTGATCGGTTTCTTAACGTTGTACGCTGGCTGGACTTATGAAATGGTGCAGACATGGCTTGCAAACGGTTTCTTGACATGGTACATTTGGAAAGTCGCTGTGATAATCGCAAAAAAGTTGAATTTGGCAAGACAGGTAAGTCAACCGGTAGCTCCCGGGCCTCCAAAAGCGTAGAACATAGTTCTAGAAGATTGTTCTATCCCTTTTTTCTTACGATTGATCGATCATCCAAGATCTAGAGGTGAGTAAAATAGAGATGCGGAAACACTTTTACAACGTCTTTGCTTTAATCGCAACTACAGTTATAGGTATCTGCCTTTATGGTTGGTCTGTTTGGCAACACGACATCATCTGCGCTCCCCGTATTGGAGACTTTTACACTGGTATCTTCGAGTTCTTTACCGGCATTCGGACCAGCGTCGGATTTGCCTATAACATCACGCTTCTTATGCAAACTGTTGGCATTGCTATTTTAGCTATTGGCATTTTCCTTTCAGTGTGGTTCTGGGGCGAAGATTGATGCCCAACTACATCGAGAAGCCAGTTCTCCCATAGGTCCTCTTCAACGAGTTTCTGTTTGAAGAGCAT